TACGTTTCGAGAGAGTTCATGGCTAACGTAAAGGCCGAAGCCGAGAAAAGAGGCATGTTATCGGGCTTTATGCAAGAATATGAACTAGAATTTAGAGCCGTTCAGGGGGCGGTATACCCAATGTTAGACCGTAAAGTACACTTAATGAAACCAGCCGACATCCCTACGGACCTTACTTATTACGCAGCAATTGACTTTGGTTGGCACACTACAGCCTTCCTATTATTAGGAGTAGACAAGGACCAAACCTGGTACGTTATAGATGAAGTATACGGTAAGGAAGAAACCCTCGTGGATGTTATCCCTCGAATTAAAAACACCGTAGGCGATAAACGACTCGTTCTTTTAGTAGCTGATTCTGCCGATAGAGACGCCGTAGAGATGATGGGTAAGGAGTTCCCCGTAGCGGGCGTTAATAAGGCCAACGACTCGAAGGGGTACGCCACTGGTATTGGACTCGTTACTGCCAAACTTAAACCTCGTATGCAACTTGTAGGGCTACCAAAACCATCATTATATATAGGTAGTAATTGTAAGAACCTTATTTTCGAACTAGAGTCTTACCGTTTCCCAGAAGAGAAGCCAGAGCGCAATGCTTCCGACATCCCTGTAAAAGAAAATGACCACGGCCCTGACGCCTTACGTTACTTCTTCCTACACCTTAAGCACGGCATACAGACAGAAGAAAAAGCACTTGTGTTCGAGATGGAAAAGCACAGTAACGAATACGGATTATTGTAGTATACTAAGCTTACAAATAGGAATAATTAAAAATGCCCAAAACAAAATACGAAAACGCATCGGAAGAAAAAAAAGACATCGACGATTATAAGTATGAATACAAGGCAGATTATGAGTCTGACTGGGACGTACACCGCAACTATATACAGACCTTTGACGCCTACGAAGCAATGCTTATAGGTACTGTTTACGACTCCGTAAGCAACAGAACCGACGGCAGTAAGATAACTGACAGCTATGCTTCTACTCTTTCGAGAGACCGTGCAGACCGTGTTATTGCTAAACTTCCTGAAGGCGAGACTCGTTCTGTAGGTAAAGCCGATACTGGTAAAGCAGCATTCATGGACATCCTACGTCAGAAGTGGATGTACCCTAATGCAAACGCACAACGCCCATTCTTAGAAAAGCTAAATCTATGGCAGTTCTATTCATCTGTGTATGGGTATATGCCGATGTTCTACGACTGGACTACTTCTAATACAGGCTACGTTGGCCCCGACTGTTGGTTGTGGAACCCACGAAATCTTATCCCTCAACAGGGTAGAGTGTCTATCGAAGACATGGAATATGTCACCGCTCTTACATGGGTATCGAAGAAGAAACTAGAAGACATCTTAGAAAACGAAGTCGAAGATGATGGCTGGGACCGTACTGCACTTGCACTACTTATAGGTAAGGCTGGGGCTAAGACATCAGGTAACGACACCAACCAAGATACCTTTGTAGAACGTGACCGAAACCCATCTGGAAGTAAAAAAGGCATCTGTCTTGCTACCCGCTACGAAGCTGGTGAAGACGGTCAATGGATTACATTCGCTCCAGAAGAAGGCTGTATAAAAGTACGTGAGCTTGCTAACCCACACAAGAATGGTCGTATACCTTTCGTCGTTAAGTACTCACAACCTTTATTCGACTCATTCTACGGCCTTGGTGACTTCCAACGAGCAAAGCCACTACAGTTTGCCCGAGATGGTCTTACCAACTATTACTTCGCTAACCTTAAAAGAAACCTTGCTCCTGGTATCATTGTCAACGCTAACGGGGTAGTAAAGCACACCCTAGACGTTACAAAGCCAAACCCTGTGTTAATGGAAACAATCCCTAACTCTATCCGCCCTATGCCTACGAACACAGCTGGTCTTGCTACTTACCAAGGTGCAATGTCAAACCTTACTGGTTCACTACTGAGCCTTTACGGTACACAGAACGCATCGAGCCCAGGTGCCGAAACACTTAACCCAGCACAGGGTAAAACACCTGCTGCTATCGAAATGTTCTCTGCCGTAGAAGCAACTCGTGACGGTGCAGAACGCCGCCACCTAGAGACAGCTATCGAGCAACTAACAGATGGCTTCTTCAGCATCACAGCCAATATTGGAACCGAAGATGTACCAGTTGACCTATTCTACGAAGACATAGTAGAGATAATGAAGTCGGGTCTATCTGATGTACAGGGACTATTCGAAGGTAAAATTGCACTAGATGGTACCGAAACAGCTGGCACCCTACGCATTAACCCACAAATGCTTAAAGACATCGAATACCGCTTTAACATCGAACCAAACTCTACGATGAAGATTAACAAAGAAAAACAACTACAAAGCCTAGAACGCTACGTAGGTAACATCGGTAAGTTCCAAAACATCTTCAAAGACGACCAACGCATCGAATTCCACCCAGAGAAAATATCCGCAGCATTCGGTCAATTAGCAGACATTAAAGGCGCCACTGAGTTCGTTACGATTAAAGAAGGTCCTTCACCACAGGAAGTACAACTACAGCAACAACTACAAGAGATGCAGCAGAAACTACAAGAAGCCGAGCAAAAGGCAGCTCATCGTCCACCTAGTGAGTCTATTACCTTTAAAGACACTATTGAAGCTGGTTTCACTGAAGCGGCAAGTGCTATGCTAGAACAAGCAGGTTTACCAGGTGAACAAACGAGTCAACCAACCGTAACGGCAGCAGGGGTGTTTAACGACTCAACAGTAGGACAAGCAGCAGACGTTATATCTAAGATGTAAAAGGGAGAATTATGTCACAAAACGCACTAATAGGAGACTTCGAAGTAACAGACTTACCCGAAGCAGTACCAGATGAACAAGACCTACGAGTCGAAAAGCAAATGGCTAACTATACGAAGACTGAAGAGTTCGCTCGTATACAGCAACACTGTCTTGATAGGATAGCCTTTTACCAAACCCACTTACCTGACGGTAAAATTATAGGTCTACAAGTACGCCCAGACGGCACAGATTGGATTGCAGCCAACGTAATTATTAGTGAACTTAAACTACTTATAGGTATGTACGAAGTAGCTACACAGGCGGTTGAAGATGCCAACGTATGAGCATGAAGACACCGAGTGGTTTCGTAAGCTACAACTAGCACCACCATCAGTAGCACCACATGGTACAGAAGAAGACATACGAGCCCAACTAAAGCCTCTTAAGACATGGGGCTGGACTCTTGCAGGTAATCAATTAACCGCCCAGACAGACCATGGCCCACTCACACAAACAATCCCTACTGGGTACATTTGCCTTGGTACGGATAAAAATGGGATGCCATTGCTAAAGAAATTAGAATTGTAGTATTATAGGCGTAGAAGCGTCGACCTGAGCTTTCCCAAGGGAGAACGTGGTCAGTAAACAAATATAAGGGTCGCCCGACCTTTGCGAAAGCTAAACGGGGGCAGAAATAAAAGAAGGATACAATATGGACCCAAAAGATATGACCGACGAACAATTACAAACTGTAATAACGACGGGAGTAGAACCCGAGGTTGAAGAACCGAAGGAAGTGGTACCAGAGGTAGAGACCCCCGCAGAAGTGGTCGAGACTCCACCTATAGTTGAAGATGAACCAGAAGAGCCTGTTGCAACAGCACCAGTCGTCGAAGAGGAACGTCCACCGTCACGACGTGAGTCACTACGGATACAACAACTAATTGATAGGATGAAGCAAACGGCACCCGAACCAAAGGCACAAGCCCCACGGAACGACGCCTTGGACTACGCTACTGCACTAGACGCTGACCCAGAAGTCATTAGACAGCTAGAAGCCGATAGAACCGCAGCAAGCGATGCCAGTTACAATGCAGGCCTAGCACAGGCAAACTCAATCCAGTTCCATACACGTTTAGAAATAGACGCACCAAAGGTAGAGGCAAAATACAAATTCCTTGACCCACTAGATAAAGAGAACTTTGACCCTGTTAGAGCTAATGCAATGAACACACTGTACCTTAACGCATCTGGCTACGACCAAAAGACTCAGACAGCCCTTAACCCCAACATCCGTTATGCGGAATTCGTAGAGGCACAAATGGAATTCGCTGAAGCACTATTGGCTGATAGACAGATTAAAACTACCAAGAACATCGCAAAGCAAACAGCACAGACAGGCTTACGCCCAGACGGCAGTTCTGCTAAACGATTAAACTTGAACCAGTCCGAAAAGACTATGAGCCTGGAAGAGCTCTACGCCGCTATAGGCCAATCTCCACCCAAAAAATAAGCACATTTAAAAGGAAAATAAAAAATGGCAAACCCAACAACTGGTTCGAACGTAACCCTATCCATTGCTCAGACCTCACAATACGTACCTGAAATATTCAGCCGTGAAATCTTGCAACCATTTGACAAGAAACTACAAGCAAAGAAACTAGTACAGGACCGAAGTGGTCTTATGTCTGGTGGTGGTGATATTCTTCGCCTACCATTCGCTTCACAGGTTGATGCTCGTGTTAAGGCTGCTTCTACAGACCTAACATTCGACTCACCTGAAGGTGCTCCACTAAGCTTGACAGTTGACAAGCACTACTACGTCGGTGTAAAAATCGAAGACATCGCTAAAATCCAAGCTAACGTAGACATGAAAGCTGCTTTCTTAGACCGAATGGCTGAAGCTCTAGCTCGCCAAATCGACACAGACATCCTAGCTCTTTATGCATCTGCTGGTACTGTCGTTAGTGGTGGTGCTGCAATCGACGACGCTGACATGATTTCTATCATGACAACTTTCGACCTTGCAAACACTCCTACAGACATGCGCCGTGGCGTTATTGGTTCATACACAAAGGGTGACCTAAGTGGCGTGAACAAATACTCAGCTTACGACCAAACTGGTAAGACTGGCCTAGCCGTCGATAAAAGCGGTGGTCTTGTAGCTAACGTATACGACATGGACATCTACTTCTCACAGAACGTACCAACAACTCACAACCTATTCTTCCACAAGAATGCTATCAACTTTGCACAGCAATTAGCTCCAAAGTTTGAATCACAGTACATGGTTAAGAGTCTTGCTTGGGAAACTGCCCTACACACACTTTACGGTGTTGGCGTAGAACGTGCTGCTTCTATCATAGATGTCACACGAACAACACAAGCCTAGTCTCTGATTAGCACACCTGGGTATGTGTAAAAACTGCCCCACCGAGAAAAGCATTAAGCCCGAGTATCGTGTAATAAAAGGAAACAATATGCAACGAAATCAATTAGCGAGCATGGCTCGTGCACTAGGTCTTGACCCTACAACAATTCCTAACGACTCTAAGCTAGAACAAAAAGTTCTTTACCTACAGAAGAATGCAACAGCATTTGCAGGTACAGATGGTGCTCAGACAATAACAACTACTGGCGTGTTTTCTAACAACGAAACAGTCACTATTGGTTCTAGAGTCTACACCATGAAGACTGCCCTTACTGCATCGACAACAGCTAACGAAGTACTTATTGGAGCTGCTGCAACAAACAGCCTCGATAACCTAAAGTCAGCTATTAACGGTACAGCTGGTGGTGGAACAACTTACGGTTCACTTACAGGCGCTCACGCACAGGTAACAGCAGGCACAAAGACAGCTTCTACATTGGCCGTAAACCCAATCGACAAAGCTGTAACGAATGCTAGTATAGCTACCACTGAAACTTGCGCAAACGCATCTTGGGGTGCTGGTACAGTAGCTTCTGGTGTTGGTGCAGTACTTGCACAGGACGCTACAGCTACAGCTGGTATCGCTGGTTTTGCTGGCGACAAGAACGTGAATGTATAGGAGATATTATGGGACCATATAGTTCAACATATATATCTACTGCAGCCACAACAACTCCAAAGTCTGCAAGAGGCGTACTAAGGCGAATTCTGATTACAGAAGCCGCTGCTGGTGCGATTACTGTATACGACAATACCGCTGCTTCAGGCACAATCTTAGCCGCATTCAAGGCTAGTACCGCAGAGGGAAACTACGAGTTTAATGTACGATTTGGTACAGGACTTACGATAGTCACCGCTGCCGCAAGTAAAGTCACAGTTATTTGGGAATAACACTTAAAGGCATTGTTGTAAAAGGCAATGTCTTTTTGTATACTAAAAAAAGGAAAACAATTTAATGAAACCATTACGAGACCTAGTACTAGTAAAGGCAGCGGAAGCAAAGAAAACTACAGATAGTGGGTTTTATTTGTCGGAAAACTGGAAAACACTCCCCCTAGATGGCGAGGTTCTTGCTGTTGGCCCTTTAGTAAAGAACGTAAAGATTGGCGATAAGATAGGCTTTGCCCGTTATGGCACAGTAATTCTTCCCGACAACGAACGCCTTTGTAAAGAAAGCCATATACTATGGCTATCTTAAGAGACCTTAAAAAAGGTGAGCTTACTATAAAGGACATGTCTGTTCTTCGTGAAAACCGTTCAGCAAAAGACCAACACAAAGTTACAAGCGGTGAATTAACAGACTACACACTTCAGCACAGGGTCGAAATGAACTGGGGCTATAAGATGAGCGATAGGTCAATTCTACCCTTTAATATGCGTATAGACGATAGAAAGTACACCCTTAGCTGGGCAGAACTACGCAACCTAGACCGTAATGGGTTCTTTCGAAGGGAACAAGGCGCACCAAGAGTTTATAAGCTGAACTTATTTGATGGCGTTAGAGTAATTATAGATACCCAATTAAATGAAGAAGCTGAACGAGACATGATGGTAAGGTTCCACTTCGATGATAAAGAAGTGATATTAGATTGGTACCAAGTATTAATGCTTGGGAGATTTGTATAGTACAATACAATTAGGTACAAAAAATGGAAAACAAAAAATACAAAATAGACGAAATGAAACTAACCCCCGAACAAAGGGATAAATTAGACACGTACTACCAGACCCAAGACCAGTTAAAGACGCTTCAAGACCTTGCAGACATGACGCATGAACTTGTAAACCTTGCAACCGACACTAAAGAAAATACGGGCAAACTAGAAGCCCTAGGAGCCATTTTTACCGACGCTCGTGAACAACTTGTCAAGTTAAACGAGAAGACAGCTCCAGAGGCCCCAGATTACGCCAAACCCATAGTAGCTGCTCTTTATAAGCTAGAAACTGCCTTTAAAGCGCAAAAAGCACCAGAGGTTAATGTAGAAGCGCCAAATGTGACTGTTGCGGCACCCGACTTTACCGAATTCAACAAAGCCCTCGAAGATTTACCTAATGCCTTCAAGGAAGCTATTAAGCTTATTAAGATACCAGCAGTACCCCAGACAGACTTCACTCCATTGCTACAGGCCTGGGAAGGTATATCTGCCCAATTAGACAGTATTGATACCGCTACTCGAATGAAGCCTTTACCTGGTAGTATGAAAGTAACCAACCCTGATGGTTCACTAATAGGTGGCTCGGGAGGTCTTACTGACACCGAACTACGAGCAACTCCAGTAGATGTTGTCGTAACGAGCGACACCTATTCAGCAGTAACAGTAGACGCAAGCACAAGTGGCGATACAACAATAGTAGCGATAACAAACGCCGCTAGACTTTACTACATTAGCCTGTCTGCTAATGGGGCAAACTCTGCTGATGTTACAGCCACGGTAAGCATAGGTGCATCAGAGAAGTTTAAAGTATCCCTTAAGGCTGGTTCGATATTTGCACGAAACATAGGTGCGGGTCGAAGATATTTAACTGGCTCTAGTGGAGACGACATAGTAGTAAATTTAAGCGCAGCACAAACAGTTCATGTGTCTGTAGAATATGAGGATGTATAATGGCACGACTATCAATAGAACAACTGGTAACTACTCCGTCAACACTTAACTATCTTAGTGAAAGTGCCTATGACTCTACAAAATGGAACCTAGGTAAGGGTCTTATATATAATGCAGGTGCCACGGCAGTAGATAAGTACATTGCCCCCGACTTTCAGGCTATTCGACCAATGGAAGAAAGCACGCCATTTGCTGTGACGCAGATATACGCCTATAACTTATCAACGACTATCTGCTATGTGTTTGGCGTAGAGGCACTAACTACCGCAGTCGCCACAAGGCGTGTGCACTTATGGGAGTTGAACCGAAAGACAGGCACTAGGTCTTGGAAAGGGTTTATAACCATGACCCTACTAACCGCCACGGCTCATACCGTACGCAACTTCACGATGGACGTAAAAGAAGAATCAACTGGTACAGTTCAGACTACAGGCACAGCACTTACAGGGTCAGGTACGGCTTTTGCAACTAACAAAGTAGCTGTTGGCGCTCGCATTGGCTTTGGAAGTACTGACCCTGCACAAATTACGACATGGTATCGCATTAGCGCAAGAGCATCAGACACGGGCCTTACGCTTGCTACAAGCCCTGGCAACATTACTGCGGGTACTGCATACGTTATTCAAGAGTTTCGACCTGTTTATACCGCAACCAACGCCACTACAACTAACGGCGGTACTCATTATGGCAAGGGAATATCTATTGAGGACTTTACACCCGCAGGCACAACCATTGCCGTGGCCGCAGCAACCGATGATGTAAAGGCAATGTATTGGTTAAAAGATGCCGCAGTTCAAACTAACATCGTATCGGCAGGGGCGGCACTAGAACGAGATACAGCCACACCAACAACGCTATATATGTATGTGCTTAATTTGACATCAGCAGGTAACTACAAGGTTTATAAATATAACATCAGGGCGGCGCTAACTGTTGCATCAGGTAACTCTGTATCAGCATGGGTACTAACAACGGCCGACCAGGCATTTACTGGTGTTGGCTCGCAAAACGCCAACCTATGTATGGCCACCACGGCGCATGGACTAGGGTCAGGCATTAAATCACTTTACTTTGTATCAACCACTAGGATATACAGGGCGGCAGTTGCCAACATCACATCGGGCAACGCAACATGGCAATCAGATGTTATTACCGAGATACCTACGGGTGGGACATCCACATTTGCGGCAACAGGTGGGCTATCTACTATTGAATACTTTAGTTCCCCTGATGCATTTATAGTGGGAACTACACATGCGGCTGGCAACCCGTCCTATGTAACTAAATATGTCGCATCAGGTACGGAACTTACTCAACAATTTGGTAGAGATTTTAAGTATCTTGAACAATCAGCTAAGGATAACCGACACCCAACCATATTTTCTAACCAAACAACAGCCTTTTCATTTACTGATGCAGGCGGCAACCGTATCTTTGCCTGCAAACAGGGTACAACAATATCAACAAATCACATCTATGTTATGGCCTTTGGTGCTGATTGGAATTATGCATCAGAAACAGACGGTAGGCTTATATCGCCCGAAATCACCACAACAAATGCGCTCAAGTACTACCGCATATTCGCTAACCAAGTTATGTACATTGGGGGCGATACATTGGGTAAAACAACCGAGTCGTTTAAGGTCTACGCCCGCACAGCCAATATCACCACTGACTCTACTAGTGGCTGGACTTTGATAGACGAGACTAACGATTTGTCAGGCTTTGCTGGCGCCGCATCAATACAGTTTGCCTTAGAGTTCAGAACAATCAGTGAATCATGCCTACCAGTGCGTATACTAGGGCTTAACCTGTCTTACGAAGATACCTCAACCGATAGCCATTACGCTATATCTGTAGCCAAATCATCACTTGCAAGTAAGGTGTTTGCGTTTTGGTTTAAAACCGCCTTTGGTGGCACTGTGCCGACCCTTGAAATTACCCTATATGATGCAGATACAGGTGGCGTACTTCTTACCGACGACAGCGCTACACCGACACTTGGAACATGGGAAAAGACCACAGACGGTACATCATGGTCAACCTACAACGCTACAGACAGAGCTAATGCAACTACATGGATACGCTACACCCCTACATCACTTGCCGATAGCATAAAAGTACAAGCATATCTAACACAGGCATAACATGGCACTGACTGAAATAATATCTGATTATACCGATTCGGGTGAACTGTCTTTTGCAAGGGGGGGCGGCACTGTCACTGAGATTATATCTGGCAACTACAATACCCTACAGATACCAGCAGGCGCAGGAGTAGGTGCAGTATTCCCTGCGGAGGGCGACGTTGATTTTGGTACAGACTATGGCCCTACAGGTGCAGATTATACTGGCACGCTTGAGCAGCCTGCGGAAACTGACGTACTTACAGGTGTTCAATACGGCGCAGGCGGTACGGAATTTACTGGTAGTGCAACAGGTGGAGGTGGCGGCGGAGTATTTATTATAAATGAATAAATTAGGCATACGTAAAATACTTTACTTTATTGCCATATCGGTAGTAGTATTAGTATTGAACATACCTTTAATTAAAAACGAAAATACAAGGAAAATAAAAATGGGATTCTCATTTAACCCAGCAAACTGGATGATAACCGACACCTTACAGGGGCAAGAAGGTGGGTTTACAAATCCACTTGCAGGTACATCAAGCCAAATTAGCCAGCTTGGTGGTCTTGGCGGCAGTAACGTCGGTAGTGTATCTAACCTGTCAGCACCCGACCAAACACCACAAGTATTAGGAACTTCTATTAACGGTTCAATGTACTATGACCCAGCTACGGGTCAAATTGGTGGTACAAACATGGATGGTAGCCCACTAACAAAACCACCAGGTTCTACTGGTCCTACAGTAGAGCAGCAACAAGCAGCAGCACAGCAAGCCGCATGGGCAACCGCTCGTGGCAATCGTGCTACAGGACTTACTAACATCTATGGTTCTGCTAACGACGCAGCTACCAACCTACAGGGTCGTTTTGCCAACAGCGTACAAGATAACCTACGAGTATTACAGCAAGGGCAAACAGGCATTGACCTAAAATCACAAAACAATGAAGCCTCACGTACACAGGGTATGCAAGGCATTCTTGGCATGGTAGGTCGTGGCATTCAATCGGGTGGTAAATACCTAGCTAACCGTAACGCTGGTTCGTCTAGCGCAGCAGGTGAAATAGCCCGTGCTTATGGGGATATTGGCCGTCGCCAAGCATCTTCTGTTGGTAACCAATACGCACAGAACGCTCAAGAAATAGCTATAGACCAAGACAATCAGAACTATAATGTAGGTAAAACACAGCGTGACTTCAGCCAAGGCTTACAAGACAGTGTTAATGGCATTGTCGAGTCAGCTCGTACACAACTAGCACAGTTAGACCTCGATGGACAGAACGCTTCTCTACCTGACCGTATCGCTATCGAACAAGAAAAGCAGAACATTAAGAACCAAGTACTTGCGAAACTACAGCAATACGACGCACAATTACAACAGGGCGCACAGGGCATTAAAGCTCGTGACCGTCAAGGTAACATTGCAGCAGCAACGCAACAACTAGAAGCAGGTCAAGCACCAGCAGATAGCTTCCAATACACAGACCAAGCACCAGCTCAGTTCCAAAACACAGGGCCATTTAGCTCTGGTCTACCAATCTTCATTAATCCAAACAAACGTCAACTAGCTTAAAGGAGGGCCTAATATGGGTTTCTCACTTAGACCACTAGG